TTCGTTGTGCGGGATAGTGTCAATTACCCGCCAATGGAGGGTGCTATCAAAGTCCTTGTTCGACAACAGGCTGCCTAAGCCAGACCCACAGGCAGGGCATTCCAGTCCTAAGTCCTCTGCTCCTACAGGGTAAACCGCTTGCCATTTATGTCCACATGATGCACAGGCGGCGGCATCTGTTTTCCAATCATTACGATCAAAAAGTCCGGTGTTCTCCATCACTCTTTCTCCTCTGGTGGTTTGGCGATATTGCCATGCGAAGCCCGAACCCGTCGGGCTTCTGATTGCAATATCAAGACTGGCGCGCAATGGCCGCGAATGATTTGTAATAGGCGAGTGCATTGGCGTAGTTGTCGCACATTATCTTGTCTAACATCGCGCCATTGGCGCCGCGACATGTCACAAGATAGTAGCCGTGCAGGGTCTTCTCGATTGTGGCGTAAGCGCCGTTTTTGAATGTTTTGATTTTCATAATGTCTTGTCCTCTGGTGGTTTGGGTAATGGCATCCAATGGGTGGGATTAAAGACCCCCGTGACAACCTCATTCCTCCAGTAACCTCCCGTCATTGTTGTATGGTATGTCATGAATTTGACGTTCCACTTTTTTGCTTTTCGGTCATATCCTAATACGATTGTGCCATCTTTCGGCGCAGTTTCCATAGGTTGCCACTGCACAGCGCAAAAATAATCGTATTCATCCGATGTAATTAGAACTGATGACATCACTCGGCCTCCTCAGTAGTGCTTGCGGGTTAACGGATCGACGGGTGGCGGTGTCCCTTGCTTGATTACCACCGAGCACCCACCAAGTAGCAGGATCAGCAAAGCGGCGATGATCAAGTAGAGCATCACGATGTGGCTCTTGGTAAAATCGTCATTCATTTTCATTCTCCTTTATGTCGGGTAGGCCCCTCACGTCTTGAGCCTGTGTCTAGAATCGCGACGACGCCAGTCCGCATCGTATCCAGATGAATCGCCTACTGCTGGTCGTGATGAGCTTATCGAGGATAAGATCCCAGCAATCGACGATTGTTCCTATTCAGGTATTGCGTCAGACGCGGTGTGGCCAAGAAATTCAATGATCTCTGCCATTTCACCTATCGTAAAATCCTCATAATAATCCTCAGCGTCTAGAGGATTTTTCACCATTTTGCGGCGAAGACCCATTCTAGCTATCTTTATGAGTGCCTCGCGCATTTTTTCGTTCTCGCTTTCAATACGGTAGGCGTCTTCGTCTCTCATAGTTACCTCCTCTTAGAAGTCCAATGCACTCGACACGATGTCGTATATCTCGACGGGTTTCATGGCCAAATACTTGGCGCGTGACTCTGGCAGACAGTATACTGGGAACTGGTGCACCTTGCCTCCGATCTTTTTGACCGCGTTCATCTCCAGCTTCTCGTAGGACAGATCCTTCAGTGCCAGTCGTATTGGATAGCGAGGACTCGTCTTTGGGATCCTTACCACTTCACGGGCAATGTCGATAGAAGTATCGAGCAACATGGCGTAAATGCCGTTCTCCGATACGATGTCCTTCAGCGGTGCCTCGCGCAGAATGTCTCTTATCACCGCGACAAGCGACTCTGCTCTGGTCATCGTCGCATCCACCATGTCCATTTTCGCAGTGGTCTTGGGCGGCGGTGCCTTGATGTTGAACTTCGAAATGTCCCTGTGCAACAGGTAGTGGTAGACGTGGCTCTGATTTTCGGGTTCGATCACCCAGTCGGCAAATGCCGTGTAGTAGTTGGGGTCCTGTGGCTTTTCCTCTGTCCACATGACAAAGTATCGCCTGTCTTCCGATGCCATTGATACCGCATCTTTGTGGTTGGTGAGCATGATAGAGGCGCAGATGTTCGGAATAGCGTATCGGGCGATACCTTTTTCGTTTACCATTATCTCGTCAGGAGGCGACGAAAGCAGGGGCTTCAACTGGTTAGATAACTCGCGACGAGCACCACTCCAGATTTCCTGCACGATGATGAGATGCTTGTGGGCTAGCCACTCGTTAAACTGGGATGACAGGCTGTCCGCACCGATTTCGGACACGTTGTGCTTGCCGAACGCTGCCCTCACGGGCAGGAGCCATAGGTCCTTGCCGATGCCTTCGTATTTCGACCCCATCAGGATCGCATGCCCTGCCTTGATGTGGCTCTTCTGCAGGGTGTGGGCCAGCCAATCGAGCATGTGCAGGATTTCTGCTTCTGGATAGAACATTGCCAGATGCATCAGCCATGGCTTCACGTCGCCATACTTGGGGTTCAGGTCGGTTGATCGCCACATATTGATCGCGTCGTCCATTACGGGTTGTCCCGCTGGCATATAAGTGACCTTTGACTTGACCGAACGTTCGGGCCAAGAGACGTAGATCGCCATCGCCCTCTTCAGCCTGTTACCCATCGTCGCTTCAAATCGCTCCTTATCAAAGACGCGCTTGTCGGCAGAATTCACCATGCGGTTGATCGAAGAGACATAGTGCCAATCGGCGAAGATCTCGGTCAGCTCCTCGTCGTCGATGTCACCATCGCTTGGACGGTCCTGCTTTTTATCGAAGCCTTTGCGAATCGCCGACTCGACCATTTCGGGTATCTGCTTTACGCTGTCGCCCTTGTAGTCGTCGGGAAAGAGACGACTTACCGCACCGACGATTTTGTCGGGTTCCAGGCCAAGCGACACGAGGGAAGCGACGAGTGCCAAGGTCGGGCTGTGGGTGGCTTCGCCAGCGATAATGGTCTCGATCGTCGCCCCGTCGGTATTCAGCGATATGATGGCCTTGATGATCCGCAAATCGCGTGTAGTCAATTCGGGTAGCTGGTCCAACACCTCTAGAAGAGGCTTGCCCCGCCACTGGTATGGTTTCCCAGTCTTGCGATGAGCTGATGGTGGGATAAACGTGAAGCGCGAAAGCGACAAGAATTCGACCGCTGGGGATCCCTTGTTCGGAATCGTAAAATTCTGCGACTTTTTGAGGTCGGCGTTGTCCTTGTCGACCCGATAGAAGACACCCAGTCCCTTGGAGCCGAATCGGGCACAAGGGGAGGGGAAGAGATACGAGAGACAATCGACGAGATCGGGGTGGTCGATGTCGAGGCATATCAGACGATTCGAAATGTCATATACTTTGCCCGTTGCGAGACCGACAGAAAACGATTCGGGGTGTTGCCACTGATTGATCTTCCAGCCATCTCTAACCACCTGAGACGGTATGTAATTACACCAGTTCTGCCATTTTTCGGGCGGTGCAAGGGTAGATTCACCAACCCGCACAGGGAAGACGGAGAGGTTAGAAGTAAAGTAAAGATCGGGGTTAAACAGGTTTTGAATTGTGTTATTGGCAATAGTCGTCATCTCTCATCTCCTATTTGGTCGTATATAGTAGCATGCCGCAGACTACTAGTCAAGATGCCCCACGGACTATTATTGGGAATAGTAGTAATGGGTAACAAGAGACGAAGCGACGAAGCGACAAAGAACTAACAACCTAGAAACCTGCAAACCGAATGTCGGTTGTGGGTTGGTGGTTAGGTATTTAGGTTAGAGGTGCGTTTCCCCTTTCCCCTTTTTAATACTATTTATTTCAATACTACTACTTCTCCTCCTCCCCTTACCACTACTCTTTTTCTTAAAAAATAAAAAAAATAATTAAAAACTTAAAAACCGAAGATAGTAGAGACCCGTCTCCGTCGGGCCTCTAGGGGTTAGTTGGTTAGTCGGGATCGGGATCGGGCATAATCCGAAACGCTAAACCCAGTGCTTCTCTAATACAGCGTATTCGGGCCTCTGTGCTGACTCATCTATACAGAACTGAAATTCGTAGCCAGCCAAGGTGTGGGTTGGTTCGGGTAATTCGGGCGTCGGGATGTCTTCGTCTGTGATGAAATTGTAGTCGTCTACATACATGTCCCATTGCATTTCGATGTGCCTAAGAGCTTCTCCTCTATCTTTGAACACTCCAGTATAGGGAAACTCAAGGTGAACACCGTAATTCGTTACTGTCCAGATTTGCATGTCCATATCTCCTTTTTGGTGGCGTCGTCGTCAAAGGGAGAGGCATCGCCCTTGGCCTCTCCCAGTAGTCAAGCTACATTAGTAGCTCGTCAGTCATCATCCCAGTCCTTTGGTTCGTCTGACCAGTAGTCGGGGTCTGTAAACACTTCGGGTCTGTATCGGGATTTCACCTCCTCCTCGCAGTCATCGCAGACATAGTTAACGAAGATTCTAGCAGCATCTTCTAGGTCGAATCGGTCTTTACCAGATCCGCATTTACACTCTATCGGGGTTTTATTCCAGCTCATGGTCGTTCTCCTATCAGATGTCGCTTATGCATCTATTGATCGTCTTGCGCAGGATGTCGCGAACGGCAGTCTCGATTCCGTCCGACAGGTCGTCTATCTTGCCGTCCATTATGTCGATCTGGTCGCTTAGGCTTGCGAGTTTGTCGCTATCGATTTCTGTATTCGCTTCAATAGCCTCGATTCTCTTTTCCACACCGCTAATCAAATCCAGTAGATAGCTGGTGTTTTTGTGGGTTAATTCCTCATTAGCCTTCCGTAGGCTCATTTTTAGAATAACGGCTTCGGCGATCGCGTCGATGATGGTATCGATTAGAATTGATTGTTCGTTCATAGTCGTTCTCCTTATTCAGCCTTTGAGCGTGATTGCCCATGTATCGGATCTACCATTCTTGCTGGGCGGCATCGAGCCTACACCACTAATGATCGCGTGGTTATTCCATCCCTCTCTCTCCATTAGAATCATAGCCGATCGGGTGGCGTTTTGCTCTATGTCGAGTGAATGGTCATACCCTGTAATGAATGGCTTAGCCCCTTCAGCCATCGCTTTCATTCGGGTGCCGCGATAGTCGGTGGCAGGTAGGTATTTTACAAGAATCGCTTTCATAATCATTCTCCTAATGCTGATTGGATGATAAACAGGTAATAGTCTAGACCGTCGCAGGTCAGAACAATAGATCCGTCCTTTCGGGACTTAACGTTGAATCGGATTGGGTCATCCTCCTCTCTACCTTCGAATCCGTAGGGTGATTTTAGCATCTCTTTCATTTCTACTATTACCGACGCTATGGCCTCTTCTTCTGTGCTGAACACGCGATCCCAGCATGCCACGCTGTCGATTCCGATTTCTAGGTGGTTTAGGGTGGTCATTGTAAAGTATACCTTGCTCATGGTCGCTCTCCTATTCGGGTGATAGTAGGTGGGTGTTACCCCACCCTGTGATTATGAATGACAATAGCCGTCGCGCTCTATGCAAAGCCACATTCCAGCCCATGGCAGGATAACAGCCCCATCGCATCCGAACGTCGGCTGTGCTAGTGATCTGAATCGGCGATACGATAGAGGCTGATCGAATGCTTCGGCTATCTTGGTGGTGTAGATCGGTCCTCGATCGAACACTCGCTTGATCGCTTGTCGCTGTTGTTTGGTGGTCTTGGTCATGGTCATTCTCCTATCTGGTGGTTTCGAGTAGGTCTGGGGTGAATCGTCTCGTCTTGGTCGATCGGTCCATTAGGACGTGGATCCGCGATCGGGTGATTTTGGTGATGGTGCCGAATCGGTCACCCATCATCCAACAGTCACATGCTGGGTGCGCTTGCACTCTCATTCCGATGCTGAAGATGGTAATCGATCCATTAGGGCGTGGATCCATTAGGACGTGGATCCGCGATCGGGTGATTTTGGTCATGGTCACATGCTCCACAGGATGATGGCGGCAATGAAGCTGGCGATGCCCACCAGCTCTACGACGTCTTCGATTAATGCGCGAATCATGGTCATTCTCCTGCCTGTTGGTCGATCTTGTGGCCATAGCAATCGTATGGGCCTTGGAATTCGGCTGGGACCCCAGTCCCACCGATGGTGATGGGACTGATGGCTTCGATTATGGTGTCGGTCATGGTCGATCTCCTATCTGGGGTGAATTAGGCCAATAGGCCCATGTGGATTTCCTTGATCGAATCCTTAGTGTGGTCCCATCCCAGCAAGTCAAGCATGGTCTGAGCCTTGATTATCTTGGCTGAGTAATAGGCTAATAGGTAATTCACCTCGTCTATCGAGTCATCGCTCTTGGTCACGTCATTAGCGCGCTTGGCATAGTAGACCGTCGCGTCGAGCAGGATCCCTCGAAGGGTGGCCGCTTGTTCGTTGGTCAAGTAATAGTGGACGTCGGCTGACTTGGCTGTCTGCTGTTGTTTGGTGGTCTTGGTCATGGTAATTCTCCTATCTGGGGTGAGTGGGTGGGTGTTACCCCACCCGATTGAATGGTCATTCTCCTGTGAAATCGCTTATTTTCCAGCTAAGCGTCTCCAAGTGATCGCTTAGGTGCTCGATCTTGGCTTCAAGATCCTTGATTCTCTTGTCCATCTTGGCGATGATGGCTTCTGCGATCGCGTCGATGGTGGCATCGGTGATGGTGGGCTGTTCGGTCATGGTCGTTCTCCTATCTGGGGTGAATGGGTGGGTGTTACCCCACCCGATTGAATGATTAGTCGGCTTGGACTGCGCCTTCGACAATGACCGAGCCATGGTAGGTGATGTCCTTGCCCTTCCGAGCTATGCCACGCAAGCGATTCGCGACGTTCATTGCTTTCATGCCGTTATTCAGATGGTTATACTTGGCATAGTCGCTGATGCCGTTTTCATCTGCCAGATCCCAGAGCAGACCAATCAGAACACCGTGTTTGGTCTTGCCTGATGCTGTGTCCACGTAGGTGCCGCTTATGTGGGCTGTCATCCACTGATTCAGCTGGTCTGCGCATCCTTGGCCACTACCACCAGCAGCTTTCAGCTGGGCGTAGTGGGCTTTGTATCCTTCTTTTACGCGTGACCCAGATGCCTGCTCCTCGTCCTCGTCGGCTTCCGACTCGTCAGCCTCTGCCTGAAGCTCTTCGATCGCGTCGAGGATGCCTTCGTCTTCTTGCGACTCGAAGGCAAAGATGCCGTCGTTCGTGATGCGATACCGCCATCCGTCCTTGCTGTAGTCGGCATCTGTGGCGGTGCCAGACTGTTCAGCGAGTCCTTTTTTGATGAGTCCAGCAACAGCGGCACCGTATCCACGAGCGTCGGTGCTCATGCCTGATGCCGCGAGGCTCTGAATGATGTCCTTATTGCCGTTGGTGGCTTTGAAGATGATGATGGTCTGGGTCTCGGTGAGCTTGGTCGTCATGGTCGTTCTCCTATCTGGGGATGGGCGGTGCTGCTCTCCCTATACACCTACTATAGCACGTCGCGTCATGACGCTCTAGTCCTCTAAACGCATGGTTAATCTGCGTCCGACGCATGGCTCACAAGAGCGATCGGAAAAAAAAAGAACGCGTGAAATGCAAGAGCCGTGCCAGTCGGTGTTCTACTGGGTGTTCAGGTATAACATGGCTAGTCTGCGTTATACGCATAACGAACACGCAAGACTCGTGCCAGTCTTCCGAGGGGTCACGACGTGACATAGTGTCTTCAAGCCACGGAGAGGCATCGTCCTTGGCTGTTGCTGCCCATCCGACCGTAAGTAGCTCGACATAGTGCAAATCAAGGTTGCGTTTAACGCATGGCTCAGCATGGTATCCTTCTACCGTATTGGCACGTTTCTTGCGTGTCTTGTCGCTCGTCGCTCCACGCTCGTCGTTCGCGTCTTGCCGACTCGAATTGGCATGCTTCTTGCGTGTTCTGCGCTATTTGTCGAATGCCGCATGATGCTTGGAACATAGTGTTCCACGAATTGGCATGCTTCTTGCGTGTTCCACGAATTGGCATGCTTCTTGCCTATTCCACGAATGCGTTGAACACCGAGCGACGCTTGACGCTTGGAACGCGTTTCATGCCGAATGCCTTGTGTTCTGGAACACCATGCCTGTTCTGAAACGATGTTCCGTGTTCCAGAACATCGTGTTCCAGAACATCGTGTTCCAGAACATCGTGTTCCAGAACATCGTTTCAGAACAGGCATGGTGTTCCACGTGAAACGTCGCTTGCCGCTTGCCGCTTGCCGCTTGCCGCTTGCCGCTTGCCGCTTGTTCTGCGTTTCACGTGAAACAGCATTCGCTGAATGCCGCTTGCCGCGTGTTTCACGTGAAACACGATGTTCCAGAACACGCAAGATTCGTGCCAATCGCTTGAACACGCAAGATTCGTGCCAATCGCTTGAACACGCAAGATTCGTGCCAATTCGACGCGTGTTTCACGTGAAACAGCATTCGGCGATCATGCCCGAACCCCTCCCCAACACCCCTTTCCGACGAAATGCCAATATTTTCTGGGGACCCATGGTCGCGACATAAGTATATAGGGTATTTCCGAAAAAAGCATATATAGTATATTCCAAAAAGCATATATAGTATATTCCAAAAAGCATATATAGGGGGGGTATTCGTGGTATGCGTATTTACGGCGGCAACTTCGTGTGTTATGATGCGTTGCTTCCATCAGAGGGAAACACCAGATGCCTATTCTAAAAAATACGAAGCATGAACAGTTCGCTCGTTACATTGCCGAGGGAATGAGTGCTAAAGACGCCCTTCCTAAGCTTGGTTATCTTCCTAACTCCAACGCATTGACCACCGAAGTATACGCGAACAATATGGCTCGTCGGCCAGCTATTAAAGACCGCATTCAAGAACTGCGCGATCAGGCGGCTTCTAAGACCAATATTACCATTCAGCGGGTGCTAGAGGAGCTAGCGAAGATCGGTTTCGCCAATATGATGGATTACATGAAGACTCAGCCAGACGGCACAGCTTATGTAGACCTTTCGGACCTTGATCGCGACAAGGCGGCGGCTATCTCGGAAATCGTAGTCGACGAGTACACGGAAGGCAAAGGCGACGATGCACGGCAAGTGAAGCGTGTGCGGTTCAAGCTGCATGACAAACGCGCAGCACTGCTTGATATTGGCAAGCATCTGGGCATGTTCCGTGAGCGGGTTGAAGTTACTGGTACTATCCAGACTCAAGGAACGGTTCAGGTAGAGCTTCTTGACCGTGAAGAGCGCGACATTCTTAAACGGTTGCTATTGGCAGCGGCAGAGCGTAAACGCGAACGTGTCATAGAACACACAATGGCTATTGAGCATGACCAGTAATTCATATCAGATACCGTCATTTGACGACAATATCGACCTTGAAGGGACCTTGTTATCGATAGACAAGGCAGACTGCGAAGAGTCGCTCTGCGATTTTGTGCAGGGCGGTTGGAAGTACATCGATCCTAATCCGTATGTTCACGGCTGGCACATCGAAGCAATTGCCGAGCATCTACAGGCCGTGGCAGATGGTGACATTCGTCGCTTGGTGATCAACGTTCCTCCCCGTACATCAAAGTCATCGATCGTATCGGTGGCCTTTCCAGCGTGGACTTGGACTCAGCCAGTAAAGAGTCACACTTCTGGTGCGGGTGTGCAGTTCCTTTTTGCGTCGTACGCGCAAAGCCTTTCTATTCGCGACTCCACCAAGTGTCGCCGTCTGGTTGACTCCCCGTGGTACAAAAGTCGTTGGGGCGACAGGGTACAGCTTACTTCTGACCAAGCGACAAAGATTCGATTCGATAACGTTAGTGGTGGGTACAGGCTGGCAACGTCGGTTGGCGGTGCGCTGACAGGTGAAGGCGGTTCCATCATCGTGGTAGACGATCCTCACAATGCTATTGAAATGGATTCAGACCTTGTTCGCCAAAATACTCTGGATTGGTGGGATAATTCTCTTTCGACTCGTCTCAATGACCCGAAAAAAGGGGCGTACATCGTAATTATGCAGCGTCTGCACGAAGACGACTTAACGGGACATATTCTATCTAGAAACTCGCGCAACTGGACTCACCTGTGCTTGCCCATGAAGTATGAGTGGTCCCGTCATTCGTACACCAAGATCGGATGGGATGACCCAAGAGGTCTCGACGATGACGGCAACGCCCTTGTAACAGTAGACGAGTCATCTGGTGATCGTATTGCGGTAAGTTTAGAAGCGCAGAAAATACTGGACGAAGAGCGCGAAGGTGTCTTGCTCTGTCCAGAGCGTTTTGGTCCAGAGGAAATCGACAATCTCGAAAGTAGTCTAGGACCCTACCAGTCGGCGGGTCAGCTTCAGCAGAGGCCAGAGCCTAAGGGTGGTGGTATATTCAAGCGTGATTGGTGGCAGCTCTGGGAGCCAGAAAAGTTCCCCGCATTTGATTACGTTATCGCATCGATCGACACAGCATACACTACCAGAGAAGAGAACGATCCTTCGGCCATGACGGTGTGGGGCGTTTTTTCTCACCGCATCAACAGGACAAATCGTGTGGTATTCCACGACAAGTTCTACGATATCAATGAGGACCTTCTGTCGCAGGAGACGTCCCAGCGCGTAATGCTCATGCATGCGTGGCAGGGTCGATATGAATTGCACGAGCTGATCGAAAAAGTGGCAGAGACCTGCGGAAAGATGAAGGTAGATCGTCTGCTCATCGAGTCCAAAGCATCGGGTATTTCGGTAGCGCAAGAAATTCGCCGTATGTACGTAGGGACCGATTTCGCGGTCCAGTTGATCGACCCGAAATCGCAGGACAAGGTAGCTAGAGCCTATTCGGTGCAACACTTATTCAGCGAAAAGATGATCTACGCGCCCGATCGCTCGTGGGCCGATATGGTGATGACGCAATGCGCCCAATTCCCAAAGGGCAAGCACGATGATATAGTGGACACCGTAACCCAAGCTTTGCGGTATCTACGCATGACGAACATCGTACAGCGCGGCGAAGAAGTTACACGAGACCTTAAGGACAGGATGTCCGACTACAAAGGCGGCGAGTTGCTACCCTTGTATCCCGTCTAAAAATGTGGTTCACTTAGGCCAAACGGAGATTTTCTCTCATGAACGACGTCCCTTACAATTTACCGCTTGGCCCTTTGCAAGAAACAGGTCTTGGTGCGGCAGACATTACCATCATCGAAGAGACCAACGACCAAGACATGCCAGTAATGGACATGAAGGGTAACGTTTTGGAGATCGAGCACCCTGACGGGTCGATTTCGATCTCTCTAGACGGTCGACCGATTGAAGAAGCAGAAGATACTGGATCGGGTAATTGGTTCGCTAATCTGGTGGACAAGATCGACAAAGACGAACTGTCGATGATTTCTAACAATATGCTTCGCGACATTAAGAACGACGAAGACTCCCGCAAAGAGTGGATGGAGAATATCGCGCAGGGTGTAAAGCTACTTGGTCTGAAGATCGACTTGCCCCAGTCGCAGGGTGCGGTGGACGGTGCACCCGTCGAGGGGATGAGTAAGGTACGCCATCCATTGCTCTTGGAGGCCGTTTTGCGGTTCCAAGCCAACGCTCGGTCCGAGATGCTGCCTACCGATGGACCAGTGAAAATCCGCAACGACTCTACAAATACCACAGTCGAGGATCAAGAGCTTGCCGATCATTTCGAAAAGGACTTTAACCATTATCTGACCGTCAC